ATGGGAAGTGACCGTATTCGCTCCAAGCGATTCCCCGGAGTCTACTACCGGGAAAGCGTGGACAAGACCTTCAAGGGCAAGCCGGATCGCGTCTGGTGGATTGTCTTCCGTGATGCGCGTGGCCGGCAAAAATGGGAGCGCATCGGACCGGCCAGCCAAGGCATTACCGATGCCTATGCAGCGCAAAAGCTGGTGGAGCGAAAGAACCTGATCGGCCTGGGGGAGAATCCGGCCGCAGGAAGGAAGCATATCCCGACCCTGGATGAGGTCGCCGTCGCGTTCTTCGAGGTGGACCGCCTGGAAGGCCACCACACCGCCAAAGAGGAGAACCGCTACGAGCGCCACATCAAGCCGGCCTTCGGCAATAGCGATTTGGCGGACATAACCGACACGGCGCTCACCCGGCACAAGGCCAGGCTCCTGGAAGTCCTCGCGCCGGCTAGTACCAAGCTGGTGTTCGCGCTCTTGCGGCGCATGGTTAACTTCGCCCTGAAAAAGAAGCTCTGGCACGGCACGTCGCCCTTCGGCGTCACGTCGGACTTCAAAATGCCCAAGGTCGAGAACAAGTCCGAACGGTATCTTACCGACGACGAATGCGCCCGACTCCTGGACGAACTGGAAAAGCGCAGTGTCCAGACCAGGGACATGGCCGTTCTGTCCTTGCGAACGGCTATGCGCTCTACCGAAATTTTTGAGCTTCGAGGTCAGGATATTGACCTTGACCGGGGCTCCATCTTCATCGAGGCCAAAGGCGGTAAGCGCCATGAGCTGTACGTCGGCAAAGACGTCCTGGAAATGCTTACCAAGTACCGTACCGCCCCTGGCGACTTTCTTTTTCGAAGCAGGACAGGCGGAAAGCTCGCCTACATTTCCAAATCCTTTGAACGTGCCGTGGATGCGCTTGGTCTTAATGACGGGATTACAGACAGCCGCTCTAAGGTATGGTTCCACACGCTGCGACATACCTGCATAAGCAGATGGGCGCAGAGCGGGCGTTTTACGATCAACGAACTCATGGAAGCGGCACGCCATGAGACGATGGCAATGACCCTGCGGTATAGCCATCTTATCCCCGGTGGAACCCGCACCAAGATTGCGGAACTTGATAGTCAAATGCTTCATGGTCCTAGTTCGTCGTCTTGACTCTGTTGGTTGCAATGAAGGCATCGAGGTCTTCTATCAGATAGAGGCAATACTTTCCGTACTTGGAATAGCGAGGGCCTTTCCCCTCCCGTCTCCAAGACTCTAAAGTGCGGACTCTGATGCCGTAGACCTTTTCAACCTCATCCGGCTTCAAGCACTTTCTTTCAAACATATCTGTCCTGTCAGTAGTCTTTTGCGGCCCGGCCCAACACCGGGCCGCATGTCTTTCGTTTATGCCTGTGCTCCGACTTCAACGGTAGCACGGTTCTGTTGCTGGCTCTTGAAGATGCGTAAGGCAGCTACAGCCATCTTTATGGCATCGCCCGTTTTTTTGCTGTTAACCAAAAGGTCCATGGCATATTGCTGAAAGAAGTAATTCGCAGCCCGCATAAACTCGTAGGCGTCCTGGCCTTCTTCGCCTCTGTTGCAAGTCGCTACATGACTGAAGGGTGCGTTTATGGCGTCAATGAAGGCGTCATGTAACTTGTAAAGCTCATTTTGTTTTTCTTTAATGAGCTTCGCCAGAGCTTCCGCCTTTTCAACGTCAATCCGCATCATGGGCCTGTGTTCTTTGAGGGCGCGGACCTTGGGCTTGCGTGTTGCGGGGCTAGGCATGGTCCACCCCCGTGGATTTGACAGAACGCTTCCAGTAAAAGATTCCGTCATCCTCCTGGACGAGCTTAAAGCCTGCCCGCCGGAGGAAAGCCTCTTCGGCCGCCTGGCTGGTGAACCCTACGTTGCCAAGGAACGGCACTTCGACTTGACCAGCCAAGGCCAAACCAGCCTTGCGAACCAGACCGGGAACCGATAATTTGTTTTCAGCCATGACAACCTCCAGTCAGGTGTTGTGGTTAGGCTCGGTTCGGAGGTGCAACTCCGGGCCGGGCCGATTATTTTTTCCCCCGAGCCGCATCCACATAACAAGGGTGGTTGGGGTCACGGGGGAGACCGTTTTCATCGCAGCCAAGCAAGTCTTCGAGCGGATGCTCATATCGCCAGTCAGCATAACGGCAAAGAGTACGGAAGATCATTTCTTCTGCTAAGAAAATATGGGTATTCAGACCAGAAACGCCACGTAAAGGCTTGTATTCGAGGATAGACTTTGCCAATTCTTCGCGCTCAACAAATATGCCTCTCGCAAAGCTAGCCTCTTTGACCTCGTAATAATACAGCTTAAGCTTATCTTCTTCCCATGATTTTAGAAAATCATATCCGCCTGCAATAAGACTTCCGGCATGTTGAACAATCCATGATGCAATATCGTCAGACAATTTCAAGGAATTTGCTGGAAATAGATAGCTTATCGCAACTGTCTTAATGATTTCTTTTAAGGGGTACATGAAGTCTTGCTTTGGGCCACGTCGCAAAGGATGCAATACACCTCTCGCGGTCCAGTTTTGGATATCCTTGGCCTTGGCCTGAACTTCAAACTTAGAGGCCAATTCGCCAAGTTTTACTTGTGGAGTGTCGAAATCCCACAAGGAAATTTTTTTAAGCAGGTGCTCTGCTGCGGCGGCCGGCAAAAACGACATGGCTGTCCCCCTGTGCTGTCTCGTTTTTTGTCTTAATCTTAGGTTGAGGTCAAGCTCTTTTTGTCGCGGCCACAAAAAAGCCCCGGCCAGGACCATCCCGACCGGGGCACGCCTGCGCGGCATCACTCGCGCTTTCCGGACCACCCGGAAATTTATTGAGCCTGGGGCTGCTCCAGGGCCTTGGGCTCGGGCGTCGGGGCAGGCATCACCTGCCGGGGGAGGTTCTCCCGCTGGCGCACCTCGGCCACCTCCATGAAGCCGGCGTCCAGGGCCAGCTTGTACGCCTCGAACCGCTCCTTGGTTCCGCCGCGAAGCAGGCCCCCGGACTCATGCTCGAAGTAGAAGCCCTGTTCCCGCTCACCCTCGGTCAAAAGCTGCAAGTCGAGGCGTTCCTCGATCCGTCGCAGCCACGGGGAAAGGGTCAGGTTCAGGAACTCGGACCCAAGCTGCTCGATGTTGTTGTAAGACATTTTGTCAAGGTGCCCGGCAATGTGGGGAGGGATGCGGTAGACGCGCAGGATATCTTCCAGGTTGAACTTTCGTGACTCAAGCAACTGGGCATCCTCGTTGGTCAAGCCTACCGCCTGCCAGGTCATACCCTCTTCAAGGATGATCGTCTTGCCGCGATTCTCAGACCCACTATAAAGCTCGTCCCACTGCTTTCTCAGGCTCGTGCCCTGATCCTGGCCGATGACGCCGGGATGTTGCAGGACGCCGGACGGCCGGGCCGCATTGCTGAAAAACTTGTTGCTGTAACGCTCCATGGCCTGGTTCGTGCCGATGGTCTCCCGCAACAAGGTTATGGGCGACAGGCCCATGATGCCGTCAGTGGACAGGCCCTTGAGGTGTAAGACCTCCTCCTGGTCGTAGAGGATCGTTTTGCCGCGCTCGTCGGTGTAACGGTACTGTATCACGTACCCGTCAACGACGATCTGGATACGATTCGGGATCAGAGGCCAGACACCGGCCACGACGCCGCCCTGGCGCTGGATGTAGGCATACCCGTTGCCCCGCATGGCGATGCAGGCAGTCAGGAACTCCCGGGCCTCAAGGCTGGTCTGGTAGCTGTTCGGCGCGAACCGGAACAGGCGGGCAAGCGGATGGTCGGTCACGGTCTCGCGGTCGCCGTCCTGGCCCTTGCGGTAGAGGCGCAGGGGCATGGAACCGATGGACTCCGCGAGGATGCGACAGCAGGCAAACACCGCCGGCAAGGCCAGGGAGCCGTCCACGGTGACGTTTTCGCCGGCCTGGGTAGGAAGACCAAGCCCAAGGTCGGAGAGCTGTTCAAAGCCGCGCTTACGGCGGGAGAAAAGGTCGAAAAAACCCATGGTGTTCTCCATGGGGGCCGCAGCCGAAGCCACGGCCCCCGGTTTCGCTTAGGCCGGGATGATGCCGGCGATTTTGACGAAGTGGCCCGGGCTGGCGACCTGCACGTCAGCGCGGAGGTAGGCCCGGATCATGACCTGCATCTTCGAGAAGGCATCCGCGCCGGCCACGCGAGAGGCCTCCAGGGTCAGCGAGGTGCGAAGGCCGACCATGAGATTGGCCCACTCGCCAACGAAGGCCGCCGAAGCGTTGTGGGCCGTGCCCTGGGTCAGGTCGTTGGGAATCTGGTTGCTCACCAGCTTGCCGGCGCTGGCGAAGGAAGCCGGCGCGGCCAAGGGCTGGCCGGTCGTGTCCACCAGACCTTCCAAGGCCGCCCAGGTCCGGGGGGAGAAAACGAAGGCGCCCGGAACGGCGTTGGCCTCGTAGAGCTTCTGCATGGCCTGCGTGAATGGCCCGTACCCGGTCAGGGCCGCGCCGTTGTCGCCCATGCTGATCGCCTGGACGCCGGTCACGCCGTTGAGGCCCTTGGGCTCGGAGCCGGAGCCGCTGCCGAACAGGGCCGCCCGGTCAAGCTCCAGGGCAAGGGCCTGGGCAATACTGTTCTCGATCAAGCCGTTGATGTTGGCCGCGTCCTCCAGGAGCTCCACCGAAATGGTGCAGATGGCGGCCAGGGCCTTTGCCGTGAAGGTCAGGCCATCGAAGCTCATATCCGAAGCAGTGATGGCCTCGTTTTCGGCCCGCCAGTAGGCGGTCAGGTCGCCCGTCACCTTGCCCATTTTAAGGGTGTTGGTGGTCATCGGCACCGTGGCCGCGCCGGCCTGGAAGATCACGGCCTGGTTGCGCGCCAAGTCGATCACCTGGGCAGCCATCGGCGTGGGCACCAAGACGCCGCCAAGGCTGGACGTGCCCTCGGCCATGACGGCGCGCTTCTCGGCCTCAGCCCCGGACCAATCGCCAGTCACAAGGCCCCGCAGGACGCGGCCCAAAGACAGTTCCTCGGGTTTGATCCCGTCCGGCAGGGCGCGGGAGGTAATGTCGGCCAGCTTGTCGCCGGGGGCCAGGATGCGGACCTCGCCGTCTCTGGTCGGCACGGCGCTGGCCGGGCTGGCAGGACCGGGCACCTTGTCGTCGGAGCCGCGGCGCTTGGCCAGGTCTTCCAGAACGGCAAGCCGGCTATCCAGGTCGGCCAGCTCGGCCCGCTTGGCGGCCAGGGCTTCGGTGTCGGAGCCGGAAGCGGCCAGGGTTTCCAGTTCGCCCATGACGCGGGTCTGTTCGCGCTTGATGTCGTTGATGTCCATTTGCTTTCCCTCCTGGGGGGTGTTGATGTTCATGGAACGGCCAATGCCCACGGAGGGGTCGGCCGGGCAGGCGACAAGGCTGCACTCGTAGGGCTGCCACCGGGTCACGCGGTAGCTGTCGCCCTGGCCGCGCTGCGTGGCCTGCACCAAGTAGCCGATGGACAGGGACCGCAGGATGCCGGCCTTTACGTCGGCGTAGACCTCTTGGGCTCGGGCGCTCTCCCCGAACCGCAGGGAGCCCCGGAGCCGGCCGCCCTCGACGCGCAGGCCCTCCACGATCCCCACCGGGAGGTCGGCGGGGTCATGGCCGACGATGAGCGGAAGAGGAGCCCGAGACAGGTCCACGGCCGCCGGATCATGGGCAAGCACTTCCTTGCCCCTGGCCCGCTGCACCGGGTATTCGCTCGAAAGCGAAGCCTCGATGGTGCGCTCTCCTCCATCCTGCATCCCTGTGATGCTGAATGCTCTCACCTCTTTTCTTTCCACGGATATGATCTCCTACAGCACGAAAAATCCCCGTTGTTTGTAGATCGACGGCAACACCCCGGGTTGCCGGGCCGCTATCCCAATGGCCATGCAAAGAGCGACAGCGGGGTCAATGCGCTGCGATGCTTTGGCCTTGTTGAATTTTCTATTTCCGCTGGGGTCGGTCTCAAGACGGACATTGCCGACAGCCCACGTCAGGACAGGGTTGCCACCATGCCGCAGGCGATGCTCTATGATTTCCAGTTCCATGGCCTCTACAGAGGGGGAAAAGTCCCTGTAGCCCTGGCCGTGGGAGACAAGCGGGGCCTTGATTCCATTGTCCTGCATGAGCTTTTCAAGCACGGCCATGCCCCATCTATCGTAGGCGATGCCCTGAACCTTGTACCGCTGGCAGATTTCCGCCAGCTTGAACGCAACGGCAAGACGATCAACAGACCGACCGGGGAACGTCTCAATGTAACCTTGACGCCTCCAGGTGGAATACGGGGCCTTGTCCTTCTTCTCCCTCTCTAACAATGGCGGGTCTTCCGGCATCCAGCACCACGACAAGACAGAACCATCATGCGGGAAGTACAGGCACAGGCTCGTCAAGTCGGTTGTGCTTCCCAGGTCCAGGCCGCCATAACAGGGCTTGCCCTCCAGTGCTTCAGCATCAACCGGCCCGGCGCAGGCTTTCCAGTCGTCAGAGGAAATAAAGCGCCCGTCCACGTCCACGGCCTGGTTAAGATGCAAAGCCCGGAAGACCGCCTCTTTGCTCGGGATGCGGCGGGCCTGGGAAGCCAGTTCCCGCAGGGATTCAATGTCCTGCACCCCGGCGTCCAAGCAGGGATTGACCGCCCGCCAAACATTTTCGTCTTGCCAGTCGGCATCCTCCGGGGCGGAAAGGACGTGGCAGAAATAGGAACTGTCCTCGATCTCTCCGGCATTCACGCGTTGCCCGTAATCGAGCATTTCCGAAAAGAAGTGCTTGGGGTCTTGTGAGCGGGTGCCGATGGCAATAGCGCGAGGATTGGCCCTGGCAGATTGCGAGGTGAAAAGCACGTCCCAAAGCGTGCTGTCCGATTGTTGCGCGGCCTCGTCCATGATGTAGAGGTCGAGCCCCAGGCCGTGGGCGGTTGTAGCGTCGGCAGACAGGGCTTTAAAAGTGCTGCCGTTGGTCAATGCGGTGATCGTCTTTCGGCTTTCCGAAATGTTGACCAAGCTATAAAGCTCGGGTTCTGCTCGAAGGAATCCGACCACCTCGTCAAAGATCAAAGAGGCCTGATCCCGTGACGCGGATGCCGTGGCAATCTGCCCACGCTGGACGGCCAGGGGACCGACCAGGGCGGCCAAGACCAGGACGCCGGCAAAGCCCGTGCTCTTGCTCTGCTTCCTCGGCCAGGAGATGCAGCACGTCCGCTTGCCAGGGGCCAAGGTGCCCCGGATCGCGGCCTCGATGTGCGGCAGCACCACCATGGGCTTGCCGGCGTTGCGGCCTGCCGTGATGGTCAGCCGGGAGGCGAAGTCGAGCACGTCGTCAGCCAGGGTCATTTCAACAGGCCCCCGAATTTCGATGCGGCCGGGGCCTTTTCGCTGCCGGGCACGTCCTTGCCGGTCGGCACCAAGCCCAGCTTGAGCCCCAGCGAGAACAATGTCTTGGTGGTCTCGATCCTGACCTTGGCCCAGCCGCTCGGCTGTTGCGCGCCGGTCTTGGGGTTGATGACCACCATGGGCTCATTCTCCAGGGCTTCCATGGCCTGCCGGTAGGTCGCCCATGCCTCACAGTATTGCGTGACGGCATCGAACTGGCGTAGGGTGCAGACCTCGGGCGAAAGAACGAGCATCAACTCGTTCCACTTCCGCCGGGCCTCCCCCTTGAGGTGCCTCGGATTCTTTTTCAGGGGCGCGCAGGCCGTCTTCTCGCGGTTGATGTTCAAGACTTTGGGCATCGCTTCACCCTCCTTCGGAAACACGTTTCGTGTGCAAACCAAGGCCATGTCGGTTCTGGCGGGGCAGGCTGCTTTGATTTTCGTTCCAAAAGCTGCCGTACCCCTCCACGTCGCAGCCGCCGGCCAGCCACTCGTCTAGCGGCGTGTCACCCTTGGCGCTGTTGCAGCTCAGGCAGGCCGGAGCCAGATTCGCCGGGCTCCAGAAGTCACCACCCCTGACCACCGGCACCACATGGTCAACCGTCGTCGCCACAGTCCCCACCCCACGTTCGGCGCAATATCGACACATGCACTCCCGCCGCAGCACCCACGCCCGCAGCTTCGACCAGCGCGCCGAGCGGTATCTCGGGTCATCGCTCATCTTCTTCCCCTTGTAGGTTTCTTCGGTTTCGTAGGTTTTTTTCAGCCCTATCTATAGGAATGGCATGACCTGCCATTTTCCGTGCGGGGGTTAGAGAAAACCGAAGAAACCGAAGAAAGCGCACGGTCCTATTCTCCTGCCGGGAGGATTTTCCATTCAGCCACGCGAGACCCGCCAGCCTGAATAATCCTGAAACCATCAACGATTCTGCCCGCGTGCTGACGCAGCCACCATCCCAGGCGCTTGGTATTGATGTTCCCCCTCCCATCTCCGGCGATGTCTTCGAGAACCGCACCGAGTGGGGAGTCGTCCTCTTTCCCGGCGTTGACTATCTCCTTCACGATTCGAGGCGTCCGGCCGAAGCGGTCATTCCAGGCCAGGACAAGCGCCCGCAGTTGCGCGGCATCGGGGTCGTCTTCGAGGATTTCCTCGCGGGACTCGCAAGGGTCAGGGCACCCGGCCCACACCAGCGGATCACGAACCATCCGGCACCACGTCTCGAATGATCCGAAAGGCTTCAAGCCAGGGTCAGGGGAACCGGCGAGGATGAAAGCGCGGACCAGGGTAAGCACGGCGCTGACGTATTCGCTCCTGTGCTTCATGGCGACGGCCACCGGGTCAAAAGAGAACACCCGCTCCTCGGGTCGCTCCATCCCTGGGTCAAGGCGGCAGAGGATTGCCCGGCGGGCCAAGTCGCCAGCCAGATTTAGATTGTTCCCGTTCGCCAGCCAGGTGGCGACGTTGGGCACTTCGATTGGATCGGAAGAACCAAGGCGGCGCACCTTGACCGCCGGGGCGGTAATGGCCTGGCACAACAAGTCAGACCGCAACACCCCGTTCACATTGTCGAGGCTCACAAGAGGGTCGCCTGAAAGCATGATTCCACCGATGCGCTTTTCAAGCTCAATCGGATCGGCTGTCGCGCTCAACACCGTGCATGGACGGCCAGTGCCGATGGCGGCGGCTACGTCCCCGAGCTTGCTTTTCCCGCTCCCCCGCGTGGGGGCAGTCGTGGCGATAAGCGGCGCTGTCTCTGTCGCCGGCCTGACCAACAATGTGATGATCTGGGCAATGGCAACGGAAAGGTCTTTGTCTTCTATGAAGGGGAATTCCTTGAGGAGACGCATCAGCAAGGCAACAGCCTCATAGGCGTGTTCTCGCGTGGGCTTTTCCGGCACACTTATCTTGAGGTCGTGGGCGAAGAAAAAGCCCGTCTCCGGGTCATGCCCGGGCTTCCCGATGATTCTACCGTCCGACAAGATGGTCGGGCCAGCGACGACGCCACGAAGGACCGGGACATTCCACATGCCGCAGCGCGACATATACGTCTCGGCAATCTCCTTGGGCGTGTCGATATGCCTGTAGCCCTTGGCCCGCCTGTCCCACTTTTTGAAGATGCCATACCGGCCAAGCACGTCTTGCAGTCCGGCCTTGTCCACCTCCATGATCCTGGCCGCGCCCTGGTGACGGGTGACGCCGTTGGCTGTCCCGGTCGCCGGCATGTGGGCAATGCGGACCAATTGCGTGGATCGCTGGAACACCCGATGCCCAGGGGGCAGGTCCGGCCGCATGAGTATTTCTTTCTCGGCATTGTCCACCACGAAGGGGAGTCTGCCCTCCTGCACGACGATCCCATCGACCTCGGCATCGACGGCAGGGGCATCGGGCTTTTTCTGGTCGCCGTACCCCTCCCGGGCCAGGGCTTTGGCGGCGGCATTGTAGTCCCCGCCATGCTCAAGCATCGCATAGACTGCAAAGGGGGAATATGCGGTATCAGGCTCGAACGGTTCGCCGTTGCTGGTGAAGCAGTAAAAGACCTTGCCGTCTGTCAGGCTTGCGGAAATGCCCGAGGTCTTGCCGGGCCGGGTGAAGTACGCCCGGTTCCCGCGTTGGCTATGGTATGTCCAGCCGGCTTTTTCGAGGAAGGGCAACACGTCGCCGCGCTCGGTAAAGTCTTCGCCCGGTTTGATCCCGCTGTCTTTCCGGCCCGGCCTCTCGATCCCGTGAATATCACTCGGCTTGTGGTACTCATTGCAAGCCTTGGCCGCCCGGATCAGCGCATTCCATTCAGCCGAGGTAACGGTCGGGATGGTATCCCATCCGCCGGTCTGCCACGTGTAACCGCTGGTCGGGGCGCATTGCACCTGACCCCCCTGGCCGCGTGTTTCGATCAACACCTTCGGCTTGCCGTCCACCAGCCGTTCGGCCAGTTTCCGGTTTCCAGGGACGGGCGCGGGCGCACGATAAAAGAGGTGGAATCCGCCGGACGGGGTTTGCTCCATGGGGAGGCGTTCGAAAAGCCCAGGGGCTTCGGCTTCGACAAGATCAGCGAAGTCATAGATCGCCGCGCCGGCAAGGTCGAAGTCGAGCACTTCCAGATTCCCCGACGCTTCACCGCAGGCGATGCCGATGCCCTCGGGCCAATTTCGGAAGTGGCGCTTGACCTCGGCATCGGTCATCGGGCGGCGCTGGAAGTCTGACCAGGGGATAGCCGGGGCCTTCTCCCGTGTCGGGAGCGGAGATAGCCCGGCGACCAGTGCGTCGAGGGCGGCCGTAAGCTTGAAGTCGGGGATGAAAGCGAGTGCGGGGGCGTTCATTTGCCACCCCCAAAGACTTGACGAAAAGCCAAAGGCCGGCTATGGATTTGTCTGCACGCGCACGATTTTTCAGCAGTAGCGCCTTGGTGTTCCCGCACCGGGGCGCTTTCTTTTTGGCGCAGGGCCAGACGGTCGGACCCGGAGGTCCGATGGCCGCCAAGAGGTAACAGAGCGGTAACGAGTAAGTGCGTTTTGGTGGGGTGAGCCAGGGCGAACCGCAAAAAAAAGTCAGAGAAAACGCGGCGATTTAGGGCCAAACGGGGTGAATGCGGGCTATCCTTTTTCGGGCTTCGAATCCGCAGGCCGGGAGTTCGAATCTCTCCGGGCGCGCCAGGAATTTCAAGGGGTTGGCGGGTACGGCGGCCCTTTTCTTTTTGGCCTTACTGCAATTTGTCCCCACCATGTCCCCACACCTTACGGGATGCTTCGGGATTATTTGTCCCCAGTTGTCCCCATCTGTCTAGCCCCGGCGGCCCACCTCCACCAGGGAAGCAGGCCGCCCATGATCTCGTCAGTGCCGGCTATTCCGGCTGTCCTTCCACCGGCCCATTGCCGACCAGATTGCCCAAGCGTTCCGTGGTCAGGCCCAAGAGGTAAGCCACGCCCTGGACGTTCACGCCAGGGACGGACCTGGAGCCCTCGGACAAAGCCACCAACTGGTTGACCAAGTTCTCTAAGGCCAGCACAGCGTGGGAGACCTCGCGGCGTTCGGTGGTGGTCATTTTTCCTGCTCCAATGCGTCCAGGGCCACTTCCAGGTTGTACGCGACCGTTTCAAAAGCCTGGGGGAGGCCGCCAAGCATGTCCCCGGAAATGCTGTCAACGCGGCCTTCAAGTAAGGCGCGCATCAAGTTGCAGTAGCTGTGCGCGTGGTTGATGGCCTTGACGGCAGCGGGGATGTCAGGATTTGGGCTAGGCATGGTCCACCCCCTTGGGCTGCACAACCACCCTGGTGGGTTCCCTGGTCACGTCGAATCCGGCGTCCTCCCAGGCGGTCCCCTGTGCCGATTCACTCCAGCGGACACGGAAACCGGCCTCATCGTCACTGGCCAGGGTAAGACCTGCCTCGCGGAACATCCTGCCCATGGAGCAAGCAACGGCATTGCTTCGCTCGTGCTCCACGTCCACCACCCGGCCGTCGCTGGTGACGGTGATCTTGACCGGCCGCAGGATGCGCGGATCGACGTGCGAGAAGTCCAGGTAGACTTTGAGCTTGCCGCCCCTGACCAGGAACTTGAAGGCGTTCCAGACTTCCTTGGCCCGCCTGATGCGGTGGAAGATGCGGGGCTCCGGGATAAGGCGGTTGCTTTCCTTGCCGTCGATGAATACGAATGGGTTAGCCATGCTTCGCGCCTCCCTGATGCGCGTTGCGGGTTAGGCCCTGGTCGGAAGCTGCAACTTCTGGCCGGGGCTGTTATTTTGCTTTAGTAATTAGGACATGATTTGATAAATATCTCTGAGTCAATCTTACCCGTCCTAGAGAATAAAGCAATGATGCCTTTTTGTATAGACAAAACTGCATCACTTCTATTTACATCCTTCATAATAGCTGAATACTTTTGAATTATTGGTTCCTTCGTAAACTTGTTTATTATTTTGTAGTCAGCGATAAATACGCTCGATTCTTCATTCTTTCGAGACCACTCATGAAGTGAATACTCAAGAAAAAATTGTTCACCATCATTTTGAATAGTTCCCGCCATCAGCAACAACGTATAAGCTTCGGAAAAATCCTTCATATCATGCGCTCCTGCTTTCTCTGCAATTTTTCCTTGATCGCCTCGATAATCCAGGTTTGCAGGGTCATTCCTGCCTTTGCCGCTGCCGCCTTGGCTTCCCGGTGAAGCTCATCGGGGAAACCCTTGATGCTGAGTACGCCCATAATTGTCCGTCCTTTTCCGATAGAATAGCCATGTCCGCAAAGACTGTCAATACTGTTTAGGCAGCCAGTCCAGTCAGGCCATAAGCGGCTCCCCCTTGACTTCCACCCTCCCCGTGGACATGGTAGCCCCATGAGTACGCCAACTTTCAGCGAACCGGCCAATGCGGCGGCCTTTGCCGGGCTCCTGGCCCATATGCGGTCGGTCGCGTCCTCTGGGCGGCGACTGAAAGCGCGGACAGAACGGGACTTGGCACTTGCTCGTCAGGCTATTGACCTGAGCAAAATGGGTGAAGAGGTCCTGCGTGCCGCCAGGGAAGAGGCGCAGAAGCCCGGAACCGATATGGCCGCGCTCTATGCAACGGTCGTTTGGATCAGGGATCTTCTCGTGCGGGCCGTCGCGGCTTTTTCCCGGCATCCCCGTCTTTGTATGCTGAAACCGCTTTTTGAGGACGCCTTGGACGATTGGGACGCGCTGGCGGAAAACCTTGCCATGGTGGCCACCCCCGAACGTCGGGCGCTGCTGGATGACTTGGAACAGGCGGTCCAGGCGAACAAAGACAAGTTCACCGACTGGCGCGACTCCGACCTTTTCCAATGACCTTCACGGTCAAGCTTTCGCCCACCTTCAAGCGGCAGGCGAAAGACGTCCTTTCACGCTATCCCGCCTTCAAGCAAGAGCTTGTCGATTACCTGAAGAGCCTGGAGCAATCCGCACCGCGTGGCGATCAAATCCAGCGGCACAAGATGCTATGGAAGGATCGGCTCGGGCTCAAAGCGTACAAGATCGGGAAGCGTGGCGGGCTCCGCGTCATCATGTACTTTGATGGCTCGGAAAACGTCTTCCTGCTCATGATCTATTGCAAGCGCGATATCGCCCAGCCGACAGACAAGGAAATCAAGGACGCGATAGCAGAATTAAATAGCCAGAAGGCCTAGCGGAAAACACTATCCTTCTTTATAGACAAGCGTCTTTCCGCACTTTGGGCATTCTGCTGGCATGTGAGTAATATCCTCTCCGCATTGCTGGCAATAGAGCCTTCTTCCTAAGCGCTTTTCGTTTTTGTCTGCCATATCATTCTTCATTTGTGATTCAAGAATATTGAGAATCTTTTTCAAAACAACAGTCTGTGCATATTGATCGTTTATATGCTCATTTATCTTGAAATACCAACAGACTATCCCTCGACACACAAGAAGAATCAACAGGGAAGGGACAATTATTAAAATCGCTCCAACTATCATTTGTTCCATTTTTATACCATCCTATTATAGCTCTGAAAGGTTCTTGATCCGCCCATCCGTCACCATTCCCGACAACGACAGCTTGCCGGCCTTGAATAGCTCGAACCGGGTTTTGCCCAGGACGCGGCGCACAAAATCCGGGTCTTCTTCCAACTGACGCTTCATCCAGGCGGTATAATTCTCCCCCGGCTTGGTTCGGTCAACCTCGGCCACCTTGAATTTCGTGCTGGTGCTCCCGTCCTTGTGGTGAACGGTCTTGCCCGTGTGCTTGACCGTGGTGCGGCCCGTGTCGGCCATCTCGTCGATGTCGATACCCAAGTCCCGGAAGGTGGGCGTCACCACCAGATAGAGGCAGCGGCAACGCCAATGCGCCGGCAGGGAGGGGCGCGGCTCCCCGGGCTTGTAAATCTTGCCGTCCATGCTCCCGCAGGCAACGCAGGTGCGGCCGTCGAGTACGACCATGCGCTTCCAGCCGGCCACCACGTCGGAAAACTTCTTTTCGATGATCGTTTCCCGGGCATGGTTGCTGGCGGAAAGAAGAAAGGTCCGGGCCAGCCCTTCCAGGCCGGGGACGCTGCCTTCGATGCCCTCCATGCGGATCATCCGGGCCGCTGCCTGGATGCCCTTGCCCTCGATCAAGGCCCGCCTGCCGGCGCTAATGATCCGGTCCCGGGCCGACGCCTGGAGTTTGGACAGGAAATTGTTGATGGTCAGGCCCTCCACGGTCGAGGACTCGAACCAGGCTTTGGTCATGTCCAGGGTGAAGGCCGTGCCGAGGCCAACCGCCGCCGCGCCGGTCATCTCCGACATAGCCGCGGCTGTCTGCGTGGCGCTGGCCTGGATCACGTCTTGCCCGGCCTCGTGAAGCTGGTCCCCGGCCGTGGCGTAGATGCACGACGATGGTGCCGACGTTGGCTTGGTCGCAAATGCCGGTCAGGCAGTCCAAAGACCGGCGCATGGCCGCGTTGTCGTTCTCGTCCTGGCCGTGGAAGGAAATCAGCGGATCAAGGACCAGAAGGTCCACGCAAAACCGCCGGCAGGCATCCACAATCCGGCGCTGGAAGGCGTCGTCCGTCAGTTCCCCGGTCATGCGGATGTCCTGGGGCATGACGATGTTTTCCAGGGCCGGGGCCATATCGGGCATGGCCTGAATGATCTTGCGAAGGCGGGCTTGCGTGCCGGCGGCGCTGTTTTCCGACTGGATGAAGAGCGTGCGAAGGGGACGGACAAGGGGGAACATGCCCCAAAGCCCCGCATCGCCTCCCAGGCCGCAGGCCAAGGCCATATTGAGGGTCAGGACGCTTTTCCCCAGGCCGGACGGCCCGCAGACAAGCAGGCTCTCGCGCTCGTTGAGAAGTCCGTCGATCAAGGGCGTAAGGACGATTTCCACCTTCATGAAGTCGGCGGCGCTGACGCAATCCATGGCCCAAGAGGGCTTCCAGGCGGCCGTCTGGTCGGCCAGGGCAAGCAAGGCATCCTGGGTGCCCCCGGCGGCTATCCAGTCCGACACGTCCCCCTTCTCGGGGAGGTCGGGGAGGTCCACCACCTTGACCGAGGCGGCCACGGGATAGAGGGCCTTCGCCACCATGGCCCCATGCTCCCGGCCCGGGTCGTCGTTGTCCTCCAGGATGACTACGTGCCTGTCCGCAAAATGGCTGTTGTAGTCGTCCTTCCACTTCCCGGCACCCATGGGGTTGCAGGACCCGACCAAGCCAAGGGCGCGCAAGGACTCCACGTCCTTTTCCCCCTCTACAAGAAAAATTTCGTTAGCCTGCAACACGGCGGGGAGGTTGTACGGAACCAGCCGCACGCCTTTTATTGTTTGGTCATATTCCTTTCGCTCGCAGTCATAACACCATTGGCGAAAAGTCTTTTTCTTCCCAGGCTCCTCGAAGCGAACCGTGGTGAAAACGTATTGATCTTGCTCATTCTTGTAATGGTAGAAGGCCGTCTTGTTCGCCAATATGGGCCGGGCATGGTCATCGCCGCCTTTCTGTTGGCGCTTCTGACTGTTTCCATTCCCATTGCCATTGCTGAGCCCCGCGTGCTTGGCCAATTCGTAAAGTGCGGCCTTGAAGTCCACGCCGTGCCGGTCCTGAAAAAACCGGAACACATCGCCTTCGGCCGCGCACCGCTGGCACTTGAAAAAGCCGGTCTTGATGTTGGCGTAGAAGTGGCGGCCTTGGTCGTCATGAAATGGGCAGGGCGCGTTCAGTTCATCGCCTTGGCCCCGGAGCTCGGGCAATTCGCCCTGGTAGAACCCCCGAAAGTCCAGGCGGTCGAGCACTTCGCGCTTGTCGATATGTCCCATGTCACCGCCTCTATGCGTGCTTCAGGCGCAAGGCGTCGTAAAGGCGCTGCGTCAGGTCCTGGGAAAGGATGCCGTGGCAGTAAAGCCACACGAGGAAGACCTTGATGGTCCCCTTCACGGCTATTCTCCCTGGCCCGCGTCCTCGAACGTGACCCGGGATTCCATCCAGGCGATGAGCTTGGTCACTTCATAGGCAACAGCTTTGCCCACGCGAATGCGCCCCTTGGGGCCTTTGCCGAGGGCATCCAGATTGGCCATGGTCTTGGGAGTGAGGATGCCGCCGGAAAATTCAGCTACGCGGCTGCGGGCGACGTGGGAGCTTGGCCAGCGTGCGGCCATGGGCGCAAAAGGAGACTCGGAAAGCATGGCGACTCCGAAGACCCCGCTACGTCGCGGGGGTTGTCCTGGGGGAGCCGAGAATGGGGCTTGCGCTGGCCGCGTCAGTATGGGAAGGGAGGTTTTGCACTGGCTCCCTTGGCGGCGCTGCGAACGTCGCGAAGACCCGTTGCCCCCTCGGTCCCCGGGCCGGCATTGCGAATACCGGCCCGGTCCAGGGGTTTGCTGATGGCTTTTGCTAATCGACCAAGCCGGGCAGCAACTCTCCTTTGCTGTCGAAAAAAGACTGCAAGTGTTTGCGAATCTCTGCCAAATCAACCAGGACCACACTCGCATTTGTCCCTTGCAGTCGTTGCGAGACCTGGGACGAACATCTGAAGACCGTTGTGATATCGTCCTCGTTGATGATGTCAGCCTTGATGTAGTATTTCCCATCCGGGGAATCACTGGCCCCACCAATGGCGACATTCACAGCAAGGTAGCCATGACCGTGGGCATCATCGCCGCGCGTTGAAAGCTGCTCTCGGTAGAGAGACATGACGATTTTGATGATCCCTTCCTTCATGCCATAGCTGTGCAATTGCTGCCAGATTCCGATTTCCACAAGATTTTCGAAGTCAAAGAGACGATTTGACCCCGTCCCTTCGGCTTCGCGATATGGCCGAATAATGGTGTCAGCGATCCGCATCAACTGGCTTTTGCTGGGAGTCGGACCGGTGATTGCCAAAACGGCCTTCGCAGTCACGGGCTTGATGGTGAATTTCAT